CTCTGGACTGTTTGCTAAAAACGTATCTCTCATCTATCAGATGAGGCAAGATGGGAAGTTACCTCCAAACAGCAACGCAACGTATAGAGAAAGCATAAAACACTATACCGAGTTTCTCCAAAACCGAGCGAGCAAGAAAGCAAGCAACGTTGCGGAGGCTAGCTTACTGCAAAAGATACAACTGGATAGAGCTAAGACAGAGACAGAATGGCTTAATCTCAAGGTTAAGCGCGGAGAACTCGTAGATACCTCTGACCTTGCGATTGAGTTCGAGGGGTTCTTTACTCTTATGCGGGGGCAACTGAATGCTATTGCTAGGAAGTTTCCAGAAACCGTAGAGGATATAGACGGGCTTCTTGCGCACTGGAACGAACTTGGGAGAACCCTTCTTGCTAAGGCGAGTGAAGACCTGGAGAACTTTGTAGAGCGCGAAATGAACAAAGACATCGAACTGGGGGGTAAAAATGGAGAGTCTTAAGTTTACGACAGAACGAATATTTCTAGGGAGATTGTTTTCTTTGCTTTTCCCGACAGAGAGGCTCAGTACAAAGGAGTACGCTGAGAAGCATATTACATTGTCCTCCGAGGTAACTGCCAACCCAGGGAAAGTCTCCTGTGACCGAACTCCCTGCTTTAAAGGGTTTCTTAAGTACGCAGATGACCCGAACACGAGAGTCATTATTGCAAAGAAGTCTGCACAGATAGGGTGGACACAGATAGTAAACTTCTTTGTAGAGAACAAGATTGTTAATGACCCGCAGAATATCATCATTGCGTTCCCCTGTGAGAGTCTTGCAAAGAGTTTCTCTGAGGAGAAGTGGCGACCTGCGGTTAAGAACTCTCAAATCCTTTCTCGACTTATCGGAGACCCGAGCAAGAGTAGATTTGACTTTTTCAAATACCCAGGTGGTTGGCTTAAGTTCTCCTCCGCAGGTAGCGTGAATGGACTAACAAGCTCCTCTGCGGCTTTCTTAATTGCTGAAGAGCCAGATAGATTCTCCAGGGATTTAAAAGGTCAGGGAGGAAGTCTTGATATTTTCCTTGAGCGTTGCAAGACCTTCACCAACTCCTTGCTTATTTATGGAGGCACACCTGTGGAAGAGGGCTTCTCTAACGTAGATGATGCGTATGAACTCTCGAATAAGTTTGTCTTCATGTGCATCTGTCATGTTTGTGGAGAGTTTCACGTCTTTGGCTTCGACAACCTAAAGGCAGATGTTTATCTTGATAAGAGAGTCAGCAAGACCTTCGGAATCTATGACCCAGAGACTGCGTATTATGAATGCCCTCACTGTAAGGCGAGATGGTCAGAGGAGGAAAAGAATGCAAACTTGTTGGAGTCTACGAAGTACCATGATGAGGGCTGGCTAGCAACGGCTCAATCTCACTTTATCGGGTACGCATTTAATAGCTTAATGAGTACCTTTGGGGCAGGAGCTTCTATGGTTTCTCTAATGAGCAAGAAGTTGGAGGCGGAGGTCGAGTATGCAAAAGGTAAAGACTCGAAGTTAAAATCCTTTACTAACAACTCCATGGGGTTAAGCTACGCACCTAAAGACCAAAATGTAGACGTGAAGACTTTAATCCAATGCAGATTGAACTATCCAGAGATGGTAGTGCCTCCAGGTGGTCTTGTCCTCACTATGGGGGTTGACGTACAGCTTAACCGACTGGCAATAGTTATAAACGCTAGAGGTCGAAACGGGCTTGTGTGGAAAATCTATTGGGGGGAGATATTCGGGAATCCTCCAGACCCTGCGGATTACGTCTGGACACAACTTGAGGAGCTTTACTTGTCTAAGATTCCTCACGCATTCAGTACACCTGAGAAACCTATCCTTATGCAAATCTCTGCTATGTCTATAGATACAGGGAACTGGACAAGCGTAGTTTACAACTGGGTTAAGAAAATCAGCAGGCTTAAGCCCTACACGTTTGCAACAAAAGGAGATAACTCCGCAGGGGTGACAGCTAGAGAGATTTTCACCATGCCAGCAGACCCAGAGGCAGACACTGGAAAAGGCGAACGTAAGAAGCTCTACGAAACTATGCGAGTGAATCTCTACATCATCGGGGTGCAAAAGGCTAAGAAAGAGGTCTTGCGAAAAGTAGCTCTGACTGTGAAGGACTTTAGAGATAAGAGCCAGAAACTCCCCTTGTCAGGAATCAAAGATAGGATGTATCATTACGCGGAGATTAGAGAAGACTATGAAGACCAACTTTTGTCAGAGAGAGAGCGAGGCAATCCAAGTCGATTCACTCTAATCGCAGGACGTAGGAATGAAGCATTTGATTGCGAGGTTCTTGACTTGCACGCCTCCTATGGTCTAAAACTGCACACTTATCAGGAGAAGCATTGGAGGCAAGTAGAAGAAAGTCTACTAAAACCTAAAGTTTCTCTACCACCGACTCAAAACGTAACACCTGGACTTGGGATTTAAAAATGGCAACTATTGAACAAATACAGGCAGACCTAGTGGCTGTGGAAACAGCTTGGACTGCCCTCCTGGAAAATAAACGAGTGTCTAGGCTATCTCTCGGGACAGGCAGCACTAGACGAGATTACACCATGCAGGAGATAAACCAAACCCTGCTTCTGGCAGAGAGAAAGCGACTTCAAGCAGAGTTGGCAGTTCTAACTAACGAACAACCTACCTACAGGTCATCCGTCTGTCATACAAGATATAGGAAGGTATAAATGACCCTACATAGACAACATGGCGCGTTCGAGGGAGCGACTACGGGCTTTAGAATGGAACAGAAAGGACTACTCTCTGGCGATGCAGACTCCCTTGCAGTTCGGGAGTTGGAGTTTCTCCGTAGAAGAAGTCATCATCTCTGCAGAAACAACGAACTTGCTATTACAGCCAGAAAGAAACTGGTTACTCACTGGATAGGTTCAGGGATAAAAGTCAGGTTTAACAACAAAGCGGTTCAGAAAGAATGGGATGCTTTTGTTAAGTCTCCATCTGTAGATGGCTGGGGGGATTTGTATAACCTTCAAAGTCTCTGGGCTTCTGCGTATTTTGAATCAGGAGAAGTCTTCACCAGAATGCTGCTTGAAGATAACCCAGGGTGTAAAGTCCCTTTAAGGCTTCAGACTCTCGAGGCAGAGCAACTCGACATTACCTACAATTCTGGGATTGACACAAAAGTAGGTATAGAGTTCAGCCCACAAGGTAAGCCTCTCACCTACTGGTTTTGGAAGGAATACCCAGGGAATATCCTCCACTTCAACAGCGGAACTCGAATCCCTGTTCCAGCCCAAGATGTCTTGCACATTTTCCAGAGAGACCGACCTGGACAATGGAGGGGAGTGCCTAAACTCTCTGGTGTGCTTCTACCGTTGTATGAGCTAGATGAACTCCTAGATGCAACACTTGTTAGGCAAAAACTGGCTCAGATTGTCGCTTGGGTGGTGGAGTTAGAGGGAACAATGCGACCTGCACTTGCAACGATAGACTCCGAGGTTGACCCAAATGAACCAGCCTCAGAGGGTAGGAGTTCGCAGATTCAAACCATTCTCCCAGGTGGGGTTCATTATTTACAAGAAGGAGAGCGGATTAAATTCGCAACGACAGAGGACATCGGAAATAACTTTGTCGAGTTTGTAAATATGAGAGTTCGGTCAATAGCCTCTGCCCTTGGAATAACCTATGAGCAGCTAACAGGGGATTTATCCGCAGTGAACTTCTCCTCTATCCGTGCGGGTCTTATAGAGATGAGAAAAGATGTTGCGATTATCCAGCAGCAGATTTTCATAAACCTTGCTCTCGAGCCATTGGTTCAGAGGTTTAAAGAACTCGGAGGGCTTTACGTCAGCGGGAGTTTCCCAGCAAGTAAGCACTCTTTTGTTCTCCCTAAAAATGAATGGGTAGACCCTCTGAAAGATGTTCAAGCTGATGTAGAGGAGATTCGAGCAGGTCTTGCAACTTTTGAGGACAAGTTGGCAGAGCGAGGGGTGGAGGATATAGAGGCTCACATTGAACTGCTTAAGAAGTTCCAGAAGCTAGACTTGACTCTGACAACCAACCCAGAGAAGATGAAAACAACAGAGGATGCGCAAGGGCAGAGCGGAGATACAGGGAAACAACCTCAGTCGCCCCAGTCGCCTCAGCCATCTCAACCCACCAAACCCGTTAAGGAGAAAAAATGAAATACTTACGCTTATTATCTCGACTAGAAGGAGCTTGTCTTTTTATCTCAGAGGCAAAGCTTCGGGTCATCACAGAGAAAGTGACCATCCCGTTGTATTTTGGAGAAGTAGATGAGATTGAACGACTCCCAGCTAACAGTCTACGGACAATCAGACAAAGCTCATCTGGGGTCTTAAACTCCTCCGAAGCCTCAAACACTAAGGTTAGAGTCATCGAGGTATTTGATTCTCTAGTCTCTAAAAGCTCTAGTGCAGCCAGTGGAATGACGAGTTATCAAAGCATCTCTAATCAAATCGACTACGCATTGGAGGATAACGTAACTCACCTGGTTTTTAACATCGACTCTCCAGGTGGAGAAGCAGTCGGCTTGTTTTCTCTTACCTCGAAGATTCGCAAACTATCAGAGAGAGGTATCAAGACAATAGGCTTCACAGATGGAATGGCAACCTCTGCGGCTTATGCAATCCTAGCCGCCTGTAGTGAGACCTACTCGACTGAGACTTCTATCCTTGGTTCTATCGCCTCTATCATGGTTCATGTAGACACCTCTGTCCAGGATAAAGAGGAAGGTAGAACCTACACTATCCTTCGGAGTAAGCCAGAAAAGGCTTTAGCGGATTCACATAACCCTCTATCCTCTGAAGCTGAAAGTAAATTAAGAAATCTCCTTGACACGATGGATAGCGCGTTTAATAATGACATCCTAGCTAGCCGAGGCATACCTGTAGACAATATTATTGCGTTTAAAGGGTCAGAGTTTATGGCAACTGAAGCTCAGAAGCTGAACCTTGTAGACAACATTGTCTCTGGCTTTGACGATGTTATCTCTTTAGTCTCCCAATCACAATCCCCAAAAACCTCGAGAGGAGGATATATGACCTTAGAAGAAGCAGAAGTAATGATTGCAAGTTTAGAAGCAGAGAAAGTAACTCTGCAAACTTCAATCTCTGAACTCTCTGAAAAACTGGGAGCAGTTACCGCTTCCAACGACACAGAGGCTGTAAAAACCGCATTAGCAGCCCAGAAAGAAGAATTTGTTTCTCTGCTTTCTGCTGCACCAACTTTGAGAATGGACACAGAAACTGTATCAAGCATCCTTGCAGAATCTCCCTCTATCTCATCCGCCTTAACAACTATGAAACACGTTGCTAAGTTTTCAAATCAGAAAATCTCTGGAACTTCTGGACTCCAATCTACTTTAGGGTTGAGCCAAGAAGAAATAGACTCAAAGTCTAAAGTCGAGAGTGCCTTAGCAGCCTTTTACAAAGCAACTGGAGTTAAATAACCATGACTATTGAAGCAACCTTTCTTCCAGAAACAAGTCTAGCTAGCACAGACGTAGACACCAAAACTATGTTAGTTCTTGCAGGTACTAATAGCCCGATTCCAGCCTTTACACCTATGAAGAGAAACGCAGATATGAAGCTTGTGCCTGCTGATTCTGGTCTGGACAAAATCGTAGGTTTAACAGTACCTATGCACGGTTCAGGTTTTATCGAGCAACTGGGCTTACCTGGCACTCGTGGAGATATGCTTGTTCCAATCTACACCGAGGCTAAAGTCTACAACGGTGCGATTTACTGGGACTTTATCGAGTTCTCTAACCCTACGACTATTGATACCAATGAGAAGAAACAAGCTTGTTTCGATGGTACAGAGATTGACGTAATTTTCAACACATCAGGCTTCTAAGGAGAACTATATGTCTTTAAATTTTTACACTCATGCAGAGATTACTGGGATTTTACAAGAGGGGAATCTGGACTTCCAACCTTTTATGTCTCTGAACTTCGCTGCTCAACACGTCACAGATGAAGACAGAATCTACTTTGATAAAATCGTAGCGGATAAAAGAATCTCTGTTTTTCAATCTGCTCGGATTCCTGGGGTTGCTAGAACTTCTCGAGGTTACCAAACAGAGAGCTTCAAACCTGGGTACATTAAAGATAAAGAACTCATCTTGCCAAACCATGTAAGAACCAGACGGGCTGGTCAACCTATGAGTAAACCTCTGAACCCAGAGGAAAACTACAAGGCAACTATGGTGGATAAAGCGGCTGAGTTAGTTACAAGGTTTAGACGGACGTTGGAGATTATGGCTTCTGACTTGTTGTTATACGATAACTACTCTATGGCAGGTGCAGGTATTGACCCAGCAAATGCGACTATCTCTTTCGGTAGAGAAGCTGCAAACACCATTACCTTAACAGGTGCGGATAGTTGGCTAGATGCGAATACCGCTGTTTCTCCCTGGGATGACTTAGAACGGTGGATTAATCTCCCGCTTTCTGCCCCGATTAAAAAGGTTATCATGGGGAATGCGGCTTGGAGATACCTGAAGAAAGATGCTAAGTTTACCACGATGGTGAACCTGGAGGCTCTACGAGGCACAACCATGGACAATCTCCCTGGCTTTCAAGTTGCGAACCCAGCAGCAATGGGTGGGGTAACCTTCAGAGGTACAGTCTACGGAACAAGTATTCCAATCTATACCTACGCTGACACTTATGAAGCCTTAAACGGAGGAGAGACTTTATACATCCCTACAGATGCGGTGATTGGTGTTCCAGATGCTCTTTATGGTTTCCAATGTTTTGCCTCTATCGAAGATGCAAACGCGAACTACAAAGGTATGGAGTATTTCATGCGTAACTGGATGAGCGAAGACCCTGCGAACCCACAAATCATGTTGCAATCTGCGCCTCTAATGGCACATACCAAGATTAACTCCACCTTCGGAGTTCGGACTGGCGCAACTGCTAACGGAGTGTAAGTAAATGAGGGGAGCAACAGATAGAGATTTTGAAGTTTTCGGAGTCGACCTGAAAAACAAGGCTTCTGTTGCTCTCTCCAACACCATGAAGAAAACGCTTGGCAATTTAGACAGAGAGATTGCGGAAACGGTAAAGGCTATTTTCTGGTTTCCAGGAGACCCTAGTAAACTTGCTAAGAAGACCTTTGAGGTCAAGGGGGCAAGAATTTCTAAGGCAGTCCTTAGCTATCGTTTTGAGGCAGTCTCTCTCTCTAAATACCCAATGAGGCAGATACGAATTACAACAGGGAACAGACGGCTTAGGGTTGTTCGAGGTGCTGGGGCTGGTGGGAAGTTCTCCTCCTCTCTCACCTCTGTGCAGCAAACCGTGACTTTGTTTAAAATCCGTAAGTCAGACGGATGGAGGGTTTCTATGGGGAGAATAGGCTATCGGTATAAAGGGTTTCTCCACACAGGGACAAAAGGTCAGTTCTCCTCTTCAGTTTTTGAGCGAAGCCAGAAGGAAACATGGAGCGGTGGAAAACGACTTCCGATTCACAGACTCTATGGAACTTCCCTCGTTCGGCTTTTACAATCTCACGAGATTAAAGCCCTGTTAGAGAGTACAAAAATTTTCAACAAGTTCGAGAAAGACTACTTTCAATCTTTCTCTGGGAGACAATAATGCTAGATATAGAACCAAAGGATTTTGCACTCGAGATTGCAGGGTCGACTTTAGACTTTGCAGAGAGACCAAATCCAGACCCACTTGAGCCTCCCTTCCCTGCTTTCTCTGTCCCCTGTCTGCCAAACTTTAGCACCTTTCATATCGAGAGCCACAACGCAGGGACAATTACAGAGGAGGCGTACTTCGACTTTATGATTAAGACAGCAGATGAGGTGACTTTTGGAATCCAAGAAGGTTGGAGTTGTTCATTCACAGACGGCTTCTATACCTATTTCTTTGTCCTGATAGATTCTCCTCAACCAGACGGCACAGGCTGGAGTATCTTAAAGGCTAACTTTATCGAGAAACGCTATGTTTGACCTTACAG